TGTCCAAATTGTCCAGTAAGAGATACTCCTAGTAGGCGTTCTTCTTCTGTATTGTCTTTCCAGATCTTGCGAAGATATTTAAAGTCTGTAAGCGTTGACTGCCATGTCCCAAGAATAGTAGCAAGCTCAACTTTACGTTCGATATCTTTCTTTGTATCATTTTCACGCAGTACGACTTCTGAAAGGTTACAAAACTGATAAGGACGTAGGATAATCTCTGAACAGGGGTTAGTTCCATAGTGTATATCTGGATCTCTTCTTCCATATTTGGCTGCTTGGGCTTGAGCTGCGGCCACATTGTATATACCTCGTTCTCCTGACTTTGAGTCATATAGAGATTTCCATTCTGCAATAAACTGCTCCATCTCTGGTTTGCGTGAATACGCAACAGAGTTATTAGATAGTGAACGCTGGGTATTATTCTCCCACCAGTTTCCAGATTTTGCTGCGGCCATTTCAATATCATTAATATTAGAAAGAGAAATCATAGCTGAGCGACGAACTCCTCCAACTACAACAACTTCACCAATCTTACACATAATGTCATGTGCTTCAATAGGCTTTAGATTGCGTCCTGCTGCTGATTTAAATTTTGCAACAGTAAAATCAAATAGGTTAACTAATGGTTGTGGGCCAGATGATCTACCACCCATTGTTTTAAGTCTTGCTCCTGCGGGACGTACCTTAGATACATCAATTGCTGGAATTTGTCCTGACCAAAGTAACGCAAGAAGTTCACGGTATGCTTTTGCCCAACCTTGTTTAGAATCTTCAACCACAATAACTGTTGTTGATTTTTCAAATGTTTCTGGAACGGCAGGAAGCTTATTAACATACTTATACTCAACAGAGAATCCTACTCCTGTTCCACACATAAGAATATACATTGTTTCATCAAATGAGCGTGGTGAATCTACTGGAACAAAAGAACAATTGTATCCTGCTACGTGATCTCTATCTAGTGCAGCACCTGCTGTCATGACTGATCGCATTGATGGCATAACATTTCTGTTAAAGACTGCTAATTTAAGTTCCTCTATTAATTTTGATTCTGGTTCATATGAATGTTCTTTAAAAAGATGGTTTAGCATAAAGTCAAAATATCTATCTACTGTCTCTCCCCATGTCTCACGACGGTTTTCTTCTGACAGCCATCTTGCATAACGAGACAATGCAATAAAATTTTCGTATGGATTTTCAATAGTTCTTGACATTTTTAAATAACACCTTTTCTCCGCCTTGCGGTTTATGATTTTTTAGTTGAAATCTAATTCTACCAAAGTTTAATTCAAAGGGGAAGGGGTATTAGAATTTTTCTGTTAAATGACTGAATGCATTCTTGGTCAACTCAACCCAATCATATTCTTTATGAATCTTAGTTGACTGAGCAAAGTAATAACCAGAATATACTTTAAAATTACTAGCAGCATCTGACATAACCTTTACTAAATGTTGATACTCTGGTTCAAATACTTGTCCTTCATGTGCATATTCCCAAGGAGAGTCTATTAGATTTGATTTTAATTTTAAAGGCCCGATGTAATCTTCATATTGTGCCCAATCATAAGTAGATATTGTTGGCATACCACTTGCAAGTCCTTGAAGTGGAATAAAACCAAAGCCTTCTCCATAGCTTGGATATACCAGAATGTCATGATCATGGTAAAGCTTTACTAGAGCCTTATCGTCTAACTCATCTGTTATTAATTTAATATTGCTATACAGATCGCCAGGAACCCCAATAATGTTTTTATCTACTCTGTTGTCATATATACGAGTAGTATTACTCTTGTGTGCTTTTATAGTTAAAGAGTACTTAGGGTTATTGCCATAAAGTTCTACAAATGCATCGACCACCATTTGTCCCGCTTTTCTTGGAGCAGGCTCTCCAACATGCAAAAACTTTATAGTGTCAGATTCTAATCTTTGTTTTGGTGTCCATATATCCTCAATGCCATGTGAATACACTTTAACATTTTTATATCCATTATCTGTAAATACATTTGCACACCAATCTGAAGTAGCCCATATCTCATCACAAAGAGTTAGCTTTTCTCGCCAGCGTTCTGGTATAACTGTTGACTCCCATGGAGTATATGCAATCTGATATTGACCTCTATGTAATTTATAATTACTAGGCTGTGTAAAGTTTAATTGAACATCAGCTTTGGGATCACTCCAATTTACTGTGTGTCCTAAAAGTTGTAATGAATTAACTATATGTTGCGCTGCATAGCCATATCCTGTTGCAGGATTTAGTCCCAATCTGGGCATTCCAAGCGATATATTCATATTTATTTTCTGGTCAACTAGCTTGACACCTGCTGTCAAGTAATGCTACTATTATAGTTCGTTATCTCTAGAGGAGGAAATGCCAATGGAGAAAATTAAACAACGCTTGAGTGAAGTTGCTCATAGCTGGTCTTACATAGTAATGATAACATTATTTTTGTTTACAGTCCAGCCTGGTCCAACAACAAGTCAAGCTTTAACAACATTACCCGTAAAGGTAATAAAAACCGAAAAACAACTAAAAAGAGAAATACTAGATAGGTTCAGCAATGAAACCTATAAGCATTCAGAAATGCTTGCAGCCTCAGATTTAAAAGATTTATTATGGGCTGTGGGATTTGAAGGAACTGCTTTAAAAACAGCTTGGGCTATTGCTCGTGTAGAGTCTAACGGGAGACCGCTAGCTTTAAATGAGAATACCAGGACTGGAGATAAATCTTACGGGATTTTTCAGATCAACATGTTGGGCGACCTAGGTGATGATCGTAAAGAAAAATTTGAATTAGTTTCAAATAAGGAATTATTTGATCCAGTAACAAACGCAGAGATAACGTACTATATGACCAAAGGCGGCAAAGATTGGTCATCTTGGCCTAACTCAATAGGTAAGGCCAGGAACCTCATACCAGAGTTTCCAAAAAATTAAGGAGGGTTAGATTGCAAAAGATACAGCTCGTATCTAAATACCTAACTCTAGCAGAGGAAGGCCTTGTTCCTAGGATTGATTGTCCAATGGATCAGGGCCTTCTGATGCCTAACCTATCAGAAGAAGATGAGATATACTTATATTGCCTTTCATGTGATTTTAAGAAAACTATTGGGACGGAATATTATGCAAAACTTAAAGAGTACGTCGATAGAAACTGACGGCGGCCAGATAGTAGAAACTGACTCTATGGGTAGAGAAAAGTTTTGGGAAGACTTGGGGCGTCCAGATGACGGAAAATGAAAAACCACAAAATTTAGAAGATAACCTACCTATGGTTAATTACATTATGCTACACAGAATATATGACCTGCTTACCCTAATTGCAAACAAATTGGTGGGACCAGAAGATGTATCCAAAATGGTTGAATATCATAACCAAGGCTACCTATTAGGGCCTACACCCTCATTTACACCTAGCGAACAGGAAGAAGACAATGCATAGTGATCATAGCATCAATGTAGTAGAGTCCTATTTAAACAAGTGCCTAAACGTAAAAGACGGCAAGTGTAATTTAACCTGGAAACACGAAGATTGCAAAGTACTTATGGATATACTCTACGAAATGACAGAGGACAAGAAGTACAAAGAAGACGAATGGCTATTTGACCCAAATCAAAAACTTCTCTGGGAATAGATGCTTGACATAGAATTTAAGTTATTTTATACTTCATATGTACTGGTTGTAGCATCCCACAAGATTAAGCTCCCAGTATAATGTGTAGCAATACACTAGGAAAGCCCAATCGGATCCGCCTCTGATTGGGATTTTTTCTTTTTAGAGCGATTAGCGGGAATCGGACCCGCACATTAACCTTGGCAAGGTTACGCACTACCACTATGCAATAATCGCATCTGCTGGAACACTAGGACTCGAACCTAGGACCTAGAAGTTAACAGCTTCCCGCTCTGCCGACTGAGCTATGTTCCAATAATTCTATTATACTAAATAAAGTGCGAAATGAAAAGTGAGTCCGAAAAAAGTGCGGCGAAAGTAGAAATCATATAAAATATAAGATATAATTATATTATGCCCAGACATTTTTCTAATCTACGGAATAGTCCTAAAAGTTTTAATAAGAAGGATATTACAGTCGAGCAAAAAATAGATAAGATTATTCAAAACATTAAATTCTGGCTTTGGGGTATATTTAAAAAATAACAGATAAAGTGCGGCGGAAATAGAAGACCCTATTTAACTTTAGATATACGTCTCATATAAGTCCTAATACGATGACAATTAGAACATACTATCTCACATTTAGCTATTTCTTCATCAATCTTCTTCTTAGATAAACTCTGGATCAATTCCATAACATTTGCCTGCTTCTGACCTCTTACGTGGTCAAAGTCCATAACATAGTATGGGTAGATCAATTTACAGTCCATGCAAGGAGTTGAGTTCTTAAGGTCTCTAATGTATTGCGCCAAATAAGCCTTCTGCTTGGCTATAGAGAGCTTTTCAGCCTTCATTGGTACCTTGTACCCGAAATGAGTCTCATATGGCTTAAGTATAGCAAGGAGAGTTTCTTAGGTTACCCGTTTTTATTTGAATTTAATTTAGATATACACTCTACACAATAATTCTCTAGTACACCTTTATTGTTTAATCTATCTACGTATTTGTTATTGTCACAGAAGTTACATTTCATATTACTTGCAGTATATTTCATATTCATATATATCCTAGTCGACTACTATTTTTAGATTTAACAAAATGTTAAAAAATATTTTTTTGCTACTTACAGCTCTTATAATGATTGGATAGTGTCATATGGGCAAATCCAGATCTTACTTCGATTTCCCGCCCACATTTATCACAAGTTACTATCCGATTAGATGCCATTGTTATATTATATAATATCTATATATTCTAGTCAACTGCTTTATACTATATATGTTATATATGTTATATGTTTGTATGTTTTGTATTTTTTGTATTTCCTGACCCCCCGACCCCCCTATGGAATTATAACATTACATATTTTCGTATGTCAAGAGTTTTGTAAATATCTTATAGCATTGTCCATATTGTCCGTATTATCATTAAACTGACCTAAAGCTAAATTGCAATTGTTGCAAAGTAATCCTCTGACAATGTTTGTATCGTGACAATGATCTATATGAGTATCCTTAGTGGTTTTAAATTCAGTATTGCATATCTTACACATATTATTTTGGTCAACTAGCATAATGTCAAATTCTTCTTGAGTGATCCCGTATCTACGTTCTTTAAGATATTCGTTAGCTCTCTTTTTATATCTTGCATATCTTTCTGGTTGTTCTTTTCTAATTTTTCTAGCTGCAGCATTTACGCAGTTTTTACACTTATAACGACCACCATAAAATTCAGAAATATTTTTTTCTATCCTGCAAACATTACATACCCTTGACATATGCTATAGCCTTTCTAATTGTTTCAATATTGTCTTTAAATCCACCTAGTCCAAAGTTGCACTTTCTACAAAGTAATCCCCGAACCTTATTTGTAGTGTGACAATGATCTACTGCAGCTTCCCACCCAATTTGTATTTTGCATATAGCACATTGATTATTCTGGTTGACTAGCATTTGTGCATAGTCTTCACGAGATATTCCATATTTAATTTTTCTAGAT